CCATAGACGCTTCACGTTCGAGTAGATCATCGGAACTAAATCGGTCAGGGTCAGTTACACTCCAGGGTTCTGCTCCGTTGTCAATTTGTTCTTGCAGTTGCGGTGCAATAACCCCTTCGTAGTTAGCCATCTTGCGAGGCACACGTGCAGGCCACACAAGTGGCTTGTAGTTGCGCTCAGCTAGCTTTTTGTACACCGTAAACGTGGTTTGCGGCGTACCTAAATACATAATACGGCTATCGTCCTTCGGTGTCAAGATGGATTCAGCTTCTGTACATAATTGTAGAAGCTTGCTTCTCATCATTTCTGTCATTGAGTTACCAGGAACTTCAATGTCGTCTAAAATCATTAAATCTGCGCGGCTTCCGGTGAGCTGTCCAGTGATGCCCACGCTTTTTACGCTTGGAGCCTGGCTCGGAGAGCAGTTCACATCGAAGCTTATCCGCGACCACCTTGCATCGTCTGACTTGGGCTGTAAATGAGAAAGCCATGGTGTTTCAATGATTAGTTTTTGTAGGAAAATAGACATGTTGTCGGCCCGTTCTTTAGAGGCCGAGATAATCATGA